CAATTAATGGATGTAGCTGAAGAAATAGCTAAAACAGTTGAAAAACCTAAAGAAATAGAATCACCAGAAAAAGATGGCAACAGTAAATAATAACCCTAATATTAATAGTTCTTTTTTTGACGTAGGAAGAAATGTTGTTCCTTGTAAAGTAAAAAAAATAATACTAGATGGATCTACACCAGAAGCTGCTAATTTTGGGGGTTATGATGCTATAGGAACTATTTTTTTTACTAAAATAAAAGCAACCACAGAAACATCTTACACTGATACAGATAGTAATGAAAAATTAGAGTTAACTATTTTTGATGGTGTAGCTAAACCATTATTTCCTTTTATAAAATATTATCCCCTAATTAATGAAATAGTACCAGTAATTACTCTTACAAGTAAAGATTACTTAAATGATAGAAGTGAGGGAGAAGATAATTATTATTTCCCCCCTATAAATTTATGGAATCACCCTCATCATAACACGTTACCTTCTTTAGATAATTATATAAGTGGTGATAAATTAAGTGAAATAAGAAAAAATGATGATTATGAACATACAGGTCTATTAAGAAGAACAATAGATGGTGAATTAGATTATGAAATTCCTTTAGGAGATTATTTTAATGAACAATTAAATATTAAACCTTTAAGACCTTATGAAGGGGATCATATATTAGAAGGTAGATTTGGTAATTCAATCAGACTAGGAGCAACAGCTAGAAGTAAAGTTATACCTATATCTCAATCAAATAATTGGTCTGCGGGAGCTAAAGGAGATATAGGTGATCCTATTACTATTATTAGAAATGGTCAAGCAGAAGGATTAGATGAAATGGGTTGGGTACCCACAGTTGAAGATATAAATTTAGATCCATCATCAATTTATCTTACTTCAAACCAAAAAATAGACAATTTAATAATTGCAGCTCCAGATTGTTGGTATTCTTTTGGATTAAATGCTGATATACCTCAAGATCCTAATCAAGAAGCAAAAAAGTTTTTAAACTCCCCTGTTGATTTTATACAAGCAAAAGATGAAGAAACAACAGAAATAGAAAAACCAAATAAACCAACAATAGAAACACCATCAGATGATAATAGATGTCCACCAGGACAAATATATGATGAAGAATTACAACAATGTGTATTACTTGAAGCAGTAGTTGAAGGTTCAACATCATCTGAATCAATAATATCAGAAGAAACAGCAGGATTAAATGAAGAAAATATTAAAGAAACACAACAATACCAAAAAGAAAATGAACTAGAAGAAGTAGAATATGTAGATCCTAATTTACCCTCAACATATAGATTAGCATCAATATCCCCCTTATATAGAGTTAATACTGAAGGAATGATTAATTGTGGTAATTGTAGTTTTCATCAAAACAATTATTGTAATAACTGGAGTGCAAAAGTAAAAGCAATTTCTGATACCCCTTTCGTATGTAGTAGTTGGAAACAACCTTACACAAGACCTGGATTTGAATTATTAAATGCAGCTTATATTCATGAAACTTTAGGATTATATGGGTCATATGCATCAAGATTGGGGAGTAGTAATGATAAGGGAATTTATTTATTTAAAGCAGATTCAGAAAATTCTATCCCTCAATCACCTAATCCTGATGTTAATAAACGTTATAAATATAGTGGAAGTTGGGTTAAATTACCAGGATTTGGGGCTTCCCCAAGTGATTATATGTTAGCAGCTCAACAAGTACTTAAACAATTAAATGATAAAAATCCAGGAAAGTGGACGAGAATTTAATATAAAATTAAAATGGCAGAATTAAAAGAATCATTAGAAGAAAAACTAAATCCTAAAAATATATTAGATGAGTTTAGTAGAATTCAAGACAGTGGTATAAATCCTACATTAACACCCATTTACCCTAATGATTATCAAGGTAAACAAGTAATAATAAATGCAGACAGATTAATTTTTAATGCTAGATTACAATTTAGTGGACAAGAAGCACAAGGATCAGCACAAACTTATGAGGGGGGAGACATACATATGTTTTCACATAATTTTCTTTCTTTAAGTACAAATGGTAGTATTCATTTAAACACATTATACCCACAAGGAGGAGAACTAGCTAACGATACTAAAAATACTAAAAATTATATAATGATAAATGCTCCCAATATTTTTATAGGTATGGACACAGCTGAAGGTAGACCAAAAAACTACCCAACGGAACCAGCAGTATTAGGTTTAAAAAATCAAAAATATCAAATGAAATTATTAAATTTACTTTTAGATTTATTACAAAAATTAAGTACATCTAATATTCATATAGGAGATAGAGGAGGAATTACTACTCCTATAACTACTACATTTGATTCTATGAGTGAAGATTGGGATGGGGATGGAGAAATAAAAGCTAATAGTATAGGTGAACTAAGAGCTATGTTAAGAGAAATTAAAAGTAATCACGTATTTATAAAAAAATAAAATGAGCAATCTTTTTAAAGGACAATCAGAAATAACAAACCAAATGAAGGGTAAAATGAATTCAGTAATGAATAATATGCCTGGGGGTCAAATTCCTGAAAATGTTGGATTATCTAAGTTAAAAGGAACAGCCCCTAATGTTAATACTATTAGAACTACTTTATCCCCAGACACAGGAGTAGATAAAAAATACCTATCAGAATATGATCCTTTAAATGATTTAGTTAAAACCACACCTATTCCTACTCCTAAACTAAAAAAAACAAATTTTACTCCATCAGAACCTAAAGTTGAAGAAGAAATAGATGAAGCAAAATTATTAGAGGAAGGGGTATCTCCAAATAAAATAGCAGAATTAAAAAGAAAAAAAGAGGCTAGACAAAAGGCAAATGATGTTAAAAATCAAATTTCAAATAAATTACAATCATCTGTAGCTAATAAAGCAAATAATTTAATGGGGGGTGTTCAAAATTTAGCTCAAAGCGCGGTTTTAGGAGCAGTAACACAAGCTATAGGAGGTATAAATAATCCTATCCTTCAAAAGATAGCAGCTTATAGGTATTTTAAAGCTCAGCTAACAATGGTTGATGGAAGATTAGCAGATATAAAAAAACAAATAGATAAAATAAAAGAAGAAGCTAAAGATGTATTAAAAAAACAAACAGAATCTATAGATCAAAAAGATAAAATAGAAGTTGAAGAACAAAAACAAGAATCAGAAGCATCATCTAAAGAAGCAAAAGCAAATACAATGACACCTACTTCACCTAGCCATCCAGGTAAAGGTAACAAAGCAGATAGTAAAACAACAAGAAAAGCTTTAGATTTAAGACAAAAATCAGATGGTTTTAAAGCAGTAGCAAACCAAACAATACAAAATATAGGAAGTCTAATCACAAATATATTAGGAAGTCTTGGAAAATTACTTTCAGTTATATTAAGAGTAGTAGGAGCTATATTATCGGTTATTGCATTTATTATGTTTTTAAGACAATTATTAGAATTATTAATGCTTTTATTATTTAAAAAAAGTAGCAATATAAATAATGAAAATTCTAGTGCAAGTTCTCCAGAAGATTTTTTAAATGAAATAGGATACCCAGGATTAACAAATGAAGATTTTTCAGATCTTTCAACCCCTTTAGAAGCTGCTATTCTTAATACAATAAATGCAAATTTTATAGAAGCAGATTTATTTAATCCTATAATGTTTGGAGATTATCAGATAGGAGATCCTTTAACACAAGGAGATTTAAATACAAATTTAGGTAAAGATTTTAATAACCATCCTTTATTGGGAGACTTAAATGGTATACATCCCCAAATTACAAATCATTTATATAATAACGGAACTTTACCCCTATTGGGAAATGAACCTTTAGATGTAAATCAATATTCAGAAGATTTAGATTTATTATATGATGATTTATTAAATGAATTTGTAGAAACACAACAAATTGAATATATTGAAAAATTATACAATTTAGATTTTGAAATGATAGGATATAAGCGTTATAAAGCTTAATCTATTTATATTTATTAACAAAGACAAACAAACATGAAAGCAAAAACTTTTGAAAATCTAATTAGAAAAGTAGTTAGAGAAGAAATTGATTATTCGTTACGTAGAGAAATTAAATCACTTAAAGAAGATTTACGTGATGAACTAAAACCAACAATAGTAGAACACACTGAAAAAGCAGCTGAAGTACCAGAAACTATAAAACATTCTTTAAGAGAAAAAATCATGGGTAATGTACCTATAAAACAACACCCAAAACAAAATTATACATCTAACAGCGCATTAAACGATCTATTAAATGAAACAGCAGCAGGGAGTACAAATACACAAACAGCTAATGCACCAGTAAGTTTAGCACAACCATTTGCATCGGGGGCACCATTACCAATGGATTCAGCTGGATTACCCCCTGAGGTAGCAGATGCTGTTACAAGAGATTATAGTGGTTTAATGAAAGCAATAGCTAAGAAAAAAGGAAAATAATAAATGGCAAACGTAAGAGAATATATACAAGTTAACCCTACAGAAAAAAGAAATAAAGCTTTAGGAGTTATATTTCCTTTTAATGCAGAAGGAGTATTTTATTCATCTTACACAACTAAAGAACAAGTAAAAAGTAATCTATTAAATGTATTACTTACAGAACCAGGTGAAAGGGTATTTAAACCAAATTTTGGAGTAGGATTAAGAAATTATTTATTTGAAAATTCAAACGATATATCTCTTTTAGAAGAAAAAATAAACAACCAAATAAACCAAAATATAACAGGTATAAAATTATCAAATATAAATGTTATTAAATCCCCGGATAGTCATGAAATAAACATAATAATATCCTATAGAGTATTAGCTAATCGAGAATTAGATACTATACAAATTAATTTCGCACAAGATAATAGCATTAATAATTCAGGAGTATCTTCTCCTAATGTAGGAGCACCTTCTAGTGGAGCATCTTCAGGAGGGGGATATTAAAATAAAATAATATGGCTTATAATAAAATATCAAATAAAACACCAATAAAAGACATTAAATATCTAAATAAAGATTTTAATTCTTTTAGATCTAGTCTTATAGAATTCTCAAAAACCTACTACCCAGATACTTTTAATGATTTTACAGAAGGATCTCCAGGTATGATGTTTATAGAAATGGCGGCTTATGTTGGGGATGTTTTATCATATTACACTGATACTCAATTACAAGAAACATTTTTAAGTACAGCCCAAGAAAAAACAAATTTATTTCATTTAGCATATACATTAGGATATAGACCTAAAGTAACTTCAGTATCTTCAACAAATCTAGATCTATTCCAATTAATACCTGCTAAAACAACAGAAAATTATGCTCCTGATTTTAATTATGCTATAACTATAAATCAACCTTCTTCATTTTCAACTAACATTGGAATTAGTTTTTTACTCCAAAATCCAGTAGTATTTGATTATTCTTCATCTTTTGACCAAACAGAAACTTCAGTATATTCAGTAGATTCATTTAATAACCCAGAATATTATTTATTAAAAAAATCAACACAAGTAATATCAGCTGAAAGAGTTAGTAAAAATTTTCAAATAGGAGAAATAGAAAGATTTTTAATATTAGATTTAATTGACGAAGAAATAATAAATATAGAATCTATTATAGATTCAGACGGAAACAATTACACAGAAGTACCTTACTTAGCACAAGATACAATATTTGAAAATATAGCTAATGTTCAAGGAAATACAACAACCTTATATGAACATTACACAGAAACTCCTTATCTTTTAAAATTAAAAAGAGTACCAAGAAGATTTGTAACTAGATTTACATCAGATAATATATTAGAAGTTCAATTTGGTGCAGGAGATTCTGCAAAAACAGACGAAGAAATACTTCCTATACCTGATAATATTGGATTGGGGGGTAGAGATGGAAGAAGTAAATTAGATCAATCTATTGATCCTTCTAACTTTATTCATTCTCAAACTTATGGAAAAGCTCCTTCTAATACAACATTAACTATTACCTATTTAAGGGGAGGAGGGATTAGATCAAATGTACCCCAAAATACTATAAACAAAATAGATTTTGTAACATCTAATATTAAACCTAACTTAAGTGGACCTGTCGTATCTTTTTGTAGAGAATCACTAGCATGTTCTAATCCTATAGCAGCAACAGGAGGAGGGGGAGCTGATACTATAGAAGAAATCAAACAAAAAACAGCAGCAAATTTTTCTACACAACAAAGAGTAATAACTAAAGAAGACTATATGATTAGAACCTTATCTATGCCCTCCATTTATGGTAGTATAGCTAAAGCTTATATAGTAAAATCTACAGAAATAGAAAGAGAAAATCTAAATACAGAATCTTCTCAAATATCTTCAAATTTATATTTATTAGGTTATGATAATAATAAAAAATTAACAACTTGTAATGTAGCTACAAAAACAAATTTAACAACATATTTAAATTATTATAAACCCCTAACAGATTCTATTAATTTAATGAATGCTTTTGTAATTAATTTTGGTATAAATTTTGAAATATCTACTTTTAGAAATAATAATAATCAACAAGTATTATTAGATTGTATATCAGAATTAAAAGATTATTTTAATATAGATAAATGGCAAATAAATCAACCTATAATAGAATCAGAGGTTTATAATTTAATAGGTAATATAAGAGGAGTACAATCTGTTATTAACATTAATTTTAATAATATAGCAGGAATAGAATCAGGATATTCTAGATTTAAATATGATTTCTTAACCGCAACTAAAGATGGTATTGTATACCCATCATTAGATCCAAGTTTATTTGAAGTCAAATACCCAGATACAGATATTAAAGGTAAAATAAAACAGTACTAAAATGGCATATTATTCTATATTTCCCGAAAAAGATACAACAATATATAGTCATCCAGACCGTATTAATATGAATACAGGTAAAGATGAAATATTAGAATTAGTTGAAGAAAAAGCAACAACGGGCGAAATTTATTATACTTCAAGAATCTTAATTAAATTTAAAAACACAGACTTAAGAGATGTAATTGAAAATAAACTAACAGGTACAGCTAAAGAAGTAACAGCTGCAACATGTGAAGTATCTTTAGATTTATTTGCAGGAGAAAATAAAAGTTTAACTTCAGATCACACTATAATAGCGTTTCCCTTAAGTCAATCATGGGAGGAAGGAACACAAAGATATGATGCCAATCCTCCTACTACAACAACAGGAAGTTTCCAGGCAGCAAACGGAGCAACCTGGATACATAGGAATAGAAGTACAGGTTCTGCCTGGACTAGTTCAAACGCTGAATTTGATTCAACCTTTGCCTTAGCCTCGGGATCATATAGTAATCAAGCAGGTGGGGGAATATGGCATATAGGTAGTAATTTTAGATCGGAAGCAACATTTTTAGCTGAAGATGATTTAGATTTATCTTTAGATGTAACTACCATGATTCAGAAATTTTCTTCAAGTTTTTATCAAGATGCATTTTACCCAACAGGAATTCCTAACCATGGATTTATAGTTAAAAAATTAAGAGCAGTTGAAGAAGATGGATTTGGTTTTGGTGAATTACAATATTTTTCATCAGACACACACACAATTTACCCACCAAAATTAACTTTTAAGTGGGACGATTCGTCTTACTCTCCAATAGCAGGATCTACAATACTGCAAACTGGAGATATATTTTTATCACTTTATAATAGTAAGCAAGAATATCAAAGAAAATCAAAACAACGTTTTAGATTAACTACAAGAAAAAGATATCCAGATAGAACATTTACAACAGAATCAAATTATTTAGACATACAATATTTACCTGCTACTAGTTATTATAGTGTAAGAGATGCTGAAACAAATGAAGTAATAATACCTTTTGACACTAGTTACACTAAATTAAGTGCAGACAGTGAGGGTATGTATTTTAATTTACATATGGAGGGATTACAACCAGAACGTTATTACAAATTAATGTTTAGATCTGACAATAAAGAGGGTATTCAGATATATGATGAAGATTATTCATTTAAAATAGTAAGATAATGAAATTAACTAAAAAAATATATACTACTCAAGAATCTGATAAATTAATAGATAGATCTTTTAAAGAATTAGGAAAAAAAACAGAAGGAACATCAATAACTAATTTTTTTGAGATATATAATAATTTATTTTTTGAAATACCTAAATCAGGTATTATTTCCCATTCAACTTTAGTTAATAGAAGTAGTGAATTTATAGAAATACAACAAGAAAATAAACAAATAGATAGATTTAATAAAAGAATCAAAGACTTAGAAAATAGAATATCAAGATTAATATCAGAAAATGAAACACTAAAATCAGAAAACATAGAAAAAGATAGAAGATTAAATACTCTATAAAGATATAAAAAATGGCTAATATTGTTTCACAAAATTCATCTCCTGCATTAAACTTAAAGAATATCAAAGATTTAAATTCTACATTAGTAGAAAGAAACTTTGGTAGATCTGAAGATTATATTGAAATCCACATATATGATCTTAATAATAATCTTTTAGACACTATTAATGATTTTAAAGACTATAAATCAGAACAAAATAGAGGAGGTTTAATACAAGATATAAATATAGATCCGTTAGGAGTATTAAATGAATTAGGATACACAACAGGTAGATATAATATAAAAGTAAATATCCAAAAAAGAAAAATATTAAATCTTTCACCCGCTCCTTTTAAAATAAAAGAAGTATCTTCCACACGAACTGAACTAAAACTAACAACAGTATTATCCTCAACTAATATTAATTTAGCTAATAATTCAAGAAATTTCATACAGGCAGTTCAAAATTCTCCTTATCTTAGAGATTTTATATTAAATTTTGGAAAAGATAGAAATGTAATAGCAGTAAACATAGCAATAGATGTATTAAACCCTAATGAAAATATATTACAAATAAAGTTATTAGAACCCCTTCCTAAAAATTTAGAAATAGGGGATAAATTATTTATAGCAGAAAATATAGTAGATCCTGTTATTTTAACTTATGATTTAGGTTTATTACCCACTATAGATACAACAATACCTATAAAAGGCCCAAATTATAAAATAGATACCCGATTAAATAGTTCAGTCCCAACAGCTTTTAGATCAATTGAAGATATATTAAGTACTTCATCAACTTCCTCTTACCATAAATTAACAAGTAAGTTAAAAGGTTATGAAGTACCTGAAATAGATTATGGATATGTAAGACCCCTAGATTCATCTTCTTTAGATTTCACAACAGTAACTCCTACTCATTTTGAAAATTTTGTACATTTTGGTAGTGCAACTGAACTATTAAAAAACTTTAAATATAAATTACAAATATTAGAAACTTATAACATACAATTAAATGAATTAAATGAACTAGATCCAGGGGTTTTAAATACATTAATATTAGAATCTTCTTCATCTATTTTAGATAAAAAACAAAACCTAATTCAAGGTTTTAATGGGTATGAACAATTTTTATATTATACAACTGGTTCTAATCCTTACACATGGCCTAAAACAGGTTCAATAGAACCTTATTTCTTAAGACATTCTACTTCATCAGAAGCATTAACTTGGTTAGGTAGTTCAAATAGTACAAATCCTAATTATGGGGGTCAATTATCATCAGCTTCAATTTTTGATAAACAAAATCCAGATAGGTTAATGAAATTAGTTCCTACATTTATCGGGGATCGAGAAGAAAATAAACCTTTTGAGTTATTTTGTGATATGATAGGAGAACATTTTGATCCTATTTGGTCACATATAAAAGAAATAACCCAAATAACAGACAAT